CTAATAATTGACGGAGAGCAGCCGTTGCCGTTCTGCTCAATCCGCCAATCATATGAATGAGTCCAAAGCCATAAAATCCTAGTCCTGGCAGAAATTTGAAGTGGACAAAATATTGGATTTTATTTTTTTTTAGATCATCGGGCGCATAGTTTCGTCTAATAGACAAAACTTTCCTACTACCTTCATCGACTGTAACGAGGTAAGGTAATTTTATTCCAGTTGGTTCTCCATCTGCTCCAACATCTTCAAAACCTTCTAAATCTAAATTAACATGACATTCTAACAAAGTATAAACAGGTTCGTTCTTACCTGTTTTTTTAGTTCCTTCTAGTTCACGTTCTTTTTTAGATAGTTCTCCATTAGTATCTGTACCTGGAGGACCTAACTCAACATCACTGTAGAAACCATTAACTTGTTGTTTTCTTAATTCGTTTTCTGAAATTTTCACGGTATGAATAACTGCTTCCGCATCGTCTAATGAGGTAGCTGTGTACGGAACAATTAATTCATCCGCTGGTACAAACTTTGACACCACTCTTCCAAGTGGTACATCGTAGTAAACTTTTTTAAACGTAGATCCAGCAAGTGGTAAATGAAATAACATAGAATCAAATTCTGATTCATATTCTTTCATCGTGTCCATGATTAAATAATTCATATAATCTTTAACACGTTGTGCTTGTTGTTCAGTTGCAGGATTTTTAATTCCTATAACTTGTGTTCTAACCGGTCCATCACTTGGTAATAATTCTTTGTAAGCTTGAGCTTGGAACTGTGTTACCGCTTCTGCAAGAACTGGGTGTGTTGCACCTGAAGCTCCTTGGAAAGGTTCAGTTCTATTTTCGTATTTAAATCCTAATAGATCTAGACCACTTGTATAAGCACTCTCCCACTCTTTTCTTGATGATTTATAGTCCATATAGTTTTGAACCATCTCGTTTCCAATTGGTTCAACTGCATCTTCTGGTAAAATATCTGCTAGGTTATCAAAGTGTGACTCTGTTCCTGGAGTGTTTATTGCACCCGGATCATAATCAATAGTTGCTCCGCCATCCTCTTCAGGGATAACTTCAACGGGTCCTTTTAATTCTTCTACGTTTTCATCCTGAACAGCAACTTCTTGCAATTCCTCTTCTGAAGGAATCTCAATTTTAGATCGTGTGTTCGGGAGTCCTTTATCTATATCTGCCATTTATTACTCCTATACCTTCTTAACACGATTAAATAAATAAGACAAGCCCTGTGAATCAGGGTTCATGGATGTTGTCATTGCACCTGATCTATCGCCTGCTTCTTTAGCAATACCACCGCCTGCTAAATTAGCAACACCGCCGGCTTCTGCTATCCTGTCTAATGTTTCTTGTTCTTGTATATCTGTTCTTACAGCATCTAATCCACTTAAAGTTCTTGTAACTGCAGGAGTAATGTTTTTTGTACCAGCACCCAATAATAACATATATTGTTCTGGAGTTATTCCTGCGGATTTTAAACTTTGTGAATTTTCTAACAAATCCATCAACTGAGTGTCACTAAATTGTGTATATAAATTTTTCATTTCTTGTTCTTTTCTTCTTCTGTAATCTCTATCTTCACCACTTTCAAATTTACCTATTGATTTTTTAAATTGATTGTATGGAAACATTCTTTGACCTTCTTGAGCTTGAATATATTCTTGCGCCATGTTTGATGCATCTTTAAATGCTTCACTAGATATTATGTCTGCAGATTGATCTGCAAATCTACCTTGTTCTCTTGCATCTGCTGCAGCCGGATTGTATTGATCTATTCTTCCTCTAGCTTTTGCAAGATCTCTATCTTGAAGAGCTTCGTTAAAAGCAGACAATTGATCTTGTGCTGCAAAACCTGATCTAAGAATATTTGCATTTGGTCCATCAATAGTTTGATCATTTATTTTTCTAGTTGTCATATCTTCTCTTCTCATTTTTAATGGATCAAGTTCGCCTCTATATTTTCTTGGATCAAGATAAGATAAATAACTTTCAGCCCATGCTATATCTCCTGGTTTGCCTCCTAAAACTTTATTACCAATAATTGCTCCTTCTAATACTAATTCACTAAGCAACGCACCTGGACCTAGAATATTTTTTAGTAGTCCAGCTCTTGTTGCAACTTTACCAACTTGAACTAATTCTTGTGCAGCTTTTTTATTTCCTTTTTGTGCTTCTATCTTTTGTTCTTTTAAACCATCTCTAATACATTCATCACTGTAAGCAAAACCAATACGTCCACCATCTGCTTTATCAATTCTACATTGTGGAAGTTTACTATAACCTTGTATGTTTTGTATTATTTTTTTTGCTTTTGGATTAGACTGATCTACAAACTCTTTTATTGTAATAGCTTTTTTTGGCATTTCAACAGTGTACCCAGCACGTTCTGCAGCTTTGACAATGTCAATTCCTTGTGCGTTTAATTCTTTTATTCTAGTTGGTGAAAAATATTTTGTTGCGTCTGGATCTCTCAGTCTAGGTAATTGTACGTCATACTGTCCCTCTAAATTACGAGCTAATTTATTAATTCTTTTAGACTCACTAGATAACATGTCAGGATTATTTTCAATGTTTTGTCTTGCGATAGATAATTGTCCTTGAAAATTAGTTAAAGTTTTTTGATTTAAATTTCCTTCCATAACATCTATAAATTGAGAAAACTCTGCCGCTTTAGATTTAGCACTTCCTGTAACACCAGCTATTTCATTAATATTAAACCCAAAAGCTTTAGTTCCTTTTTTATTATCATAAATAGGTATTTTATTTTCTTTTAATATTTTAGTAGCTTGTTTTTTTAAACCTTGAAAAGTTCCTTTTTTATTTCCAAGTTTTTGATCAATCATATCTAAAGATATTTGATATAATCCATTTCTATAGGGATTTCCAAAAGGAGTATTTTCTATTATTTGAAACATTTTAGAAGCTGTGTTTTTATTTATTCTAATAGAATTTAATTCTTCATTTCTAAATTTATGACCGTTATATATTTGAGCTAATCTAGCTGTTGCTGTTCCAGCAGAGCCATGAGTCATTTTAGTTCCTTTTAAAATAGTTTCGATATCGGGTATTTCTCCTGCTTTATAAACGTCACCAAATTTTTTATTTAAATACAAAACATTTTTTATTGTATTAGATTTTAAAGAATTGATTCTAACATCACCTATAACATCTGCTTTTAAAATTTTTTTAATATCGTTTTTACTTGGTTTTTTATAATATCTAATGGTACCACTTCCACCTTGAATACTTCCAAAACTTCCTTTAAATAAAGCATTGTCAATTACTTCAGCAAGCTTAGTTTTTTTATCTACACCATATCTACCTGTTATTTTTTTTGATCCTATTTCTTCTCCCAGCTCTTCTGTTAATATAGAAGATAATTCATCTAGTGATACTAAACCTTTAGTTTGCTCAAATATTTTTTTCTTTCTTGGAAAATCTTTTTTAAAATTTCCTCTTTCTGTAGCAGTTGTACCGGTTGCCCAATCTTTTTCAGGGTTTGTTATTTTCCAAAGTTTTTTCATTTCGGAAGGTAGTTCCATTACCTGTCCTTTTCTATTTTTAGGAATATCTTCTTTATACCCGGGCCGTGATCCGTCGTCACTGGGTTTGACTAACATACCACCATCATTAAACATGGGCCGTGATTCAAGGACCGTGGAGCTTGGACCATCGTCATCGTACACTGCACTTAGGTCTTTTATTCTTTTAAAGAGATCCATTTACTCTCCTAACATTCGAGCGATACCACCTGATGCATAATCATCGTACTCTGGAACATAATCACCTTGTCTTCTAGTTACTGCATCTGAAGCTGCTCCGTCAATATCATTTGTTATAGCTGCAGCCTTGTCTTTTCTTTTTTTGTTTTTTACAAATTCTTCCATCGTAGGTCCTTTACCTGTTGCGTATTCTTTTAGTTTAGACACATCGGAATCAAGATCTTTAATACTTGTACCACCGACTTCGTCGATATCTAAATCAAAATCATCTGGACCTGTTTGTTTACCAACTGGCCCTGACTCTGCTACGTTGAACTCTGCTATACCGCCTTTTGGCATGTCTTCATCAGGTAACGGTTTTTTATATTCCATCAGTACTGTATCACCAAATACATTCTGTTCGCTATCATATTCAACTCTTACAGCACCTTGGTCGGTGTCTTGTGTAACTTTTACTACAGTGCCATCACCAAGATCTTTTGAGTGAACAATCTCACGTTCTGTGGTTGCAAATTTTTTGGTAACATCATCTCCTTCTAAAATTACTTTATTCACTAGTGCATCAAACCATTCTGGTTTACCAGGAACATCACCAGTTTTAATTATAGGAACATTCTTAACTCCTTTAACAGTTTTTAAAGGTTTAACAATTTTTCCAATAATAGGCAGTGATGCAAACCCTGCTAGGTATTTCATAAATGTTCTTC